ATGCCACTGGGACAACCTACCGCCATGCGCTCCTCACGGGATATAACTAATAATCCCGATTGGATTTCAGAGCAAGTAGATAGACTCCTTGGCTTTGAAATGCTTTGTAAACTCCTCACTGCTGACCCTCGTCCTATCCCGCCCGGTAGTCTGGCTGATAAGATTGGGGTGTATAAAGGATATTCCCACACAATTCTTTCCGATATTAGAACCCGCCAATTAAATGGATAATAACGACAAACAAGAAGCCCTGACATACGCCAGCAAAGAGCCAGACATTACAGTGCTGCGCTCTGCGTATGAGCAGACAGTTAATGAGCTAAGTAGCTTCTTTGACACTTGCCGCAGCAGCTATGATGACCGCCGTAATTATTGGCCGGGCAAGAGCCGCGACCTACGCAAGCACGGGGCTGATGCGTTTCCTTGGGAGGGTGCTGCTGATACAGAGGCTCATGTTATTGATGAGCGTATCAATGCCTATGTCTCAATGTTTATCTCGTCCATGTCTCGCGCAAATATCCGCGCCTATCCTGTTGAGGTTACTGACATTGGGCGTTCCAAGGTTGTAAGTAGTTTCCTTAAATGGATGGTGAGTTCTTATATTCCTCGTTTTAAGAAAGAGATGGAACTGGCCGCCAACTATCTGTTGGAACGTGGCGTTCTCATCACCTATGTAGGCTGGCAACGCGAGAATAGCACCTACTTACAAAAATTAGACTTAGCGCAACTAGCTCAAGCCGACCCGCAATTAGCCAAAGCTGTGCTAGAGGGAACCGCTGACGACCAGCTCATTGAGATGTTGCGCTCTGTCTACCCTCAAGTGTCTGATAAACGTGCCAAGCGTGCCTTGAATGAACTCCGCAAGAAAGGTGTGGCCGAGATTCCAGTTGTACGCCGACTGATTGACTGTCCTCTAGTCAAAACACTTAGTCCTGATGGAGATTTCTTCTTTCCATCCTACGTTACAGACCCACAACGCGCTCCTTATTGCTTCTGGCGCACATATTACACGGCTCAAGAGCTTCAGAATAAAGTAGGTACAGAAGGCTGGGATAAAGAATGGGTGGATTATGTTATTGAGCATTATCGCGGCGTAAAAGTGAACGCGATTGAAACAGAACTTAATGGTCGCCGCAACTATGGCTTCACCACTCAGATTTATGAGGCCAATGAACTCATTGAAGTTGTGTATGGCTATCAGCGTTTAATTGATAAGGAAGATAACTCGGAAGGTATCTATTGCACTGTATTTCATCGTGACTTAGACCGCAAAAAAGAGGCGCAGAATGTGCCTGCTTATGCCAAATTTGAGTTGATGAATGGATACGAAGATTATCCTGTTGTTGTTACTCGTCTCTTTGAGAACAGCAAGCGTCTCTACGATACGCAGAATGTCTCTGATTTATTGCGTGGTATTCAATGGCAAGTAAAAGTAGAACGCGATAGCCGCATTGACCGCAACAGCATGGCTACGTTGCCTCCTGTGCTGCATCCTGTTGGTAATGAACCTAAAGATTGGGGGCCGGGGCGTTATGTTCCCTATCGCCGTGCTGGTGAGTTCCAGTTTGGGCCTATCCCGCAATACAATCCGGGTTCTGTAGAGATGGAGAATACTCAGCTCAAGACGGCTGATAATCTTGTTGGCTTAGACCCAACTAATCCTTTGTCGTCTATCAAGCAGCAGTTCTTTGTGGACAAGTTCTTGGGCCATGTGCGGGATGTCATCAAGATGTCTTTCAAGTGCTATCAACGCTTTGGCCCTGATAGTGTCTGGTTCCGTGTAACAGGTGTTCCTGACCCGCAGAAGTTTGATAAGGGCAACCCAGATGAGGACTTCGATATTATGATTAATTTCGATGTGCTTAACACTGACCCAGAAACGCAAGAAGCGAAGCTTAATCAGTTGGTTTCATTATTGCAGCTCGACAAGAATGGTCGCATTAATGTGGATGCTCTCTTGGACATGGCTGCCGCAGCCATTGACCCAATGGTTGCAGACGCTATTTTGCAGCCTGCCGAGCAAGCACAGCAACAGGTTGTTAAACAAGTGACCGATGACCTTACAAAAATCTCGTCCGCTATTGAAATGCCAGCCCGTCCAAATGGGGCGCAAATCGCGTTGCAAGTTATCACCCAATACGCCCAGCAGCCAGACGTTATGCAGCGGTTGCAGCAAGACGAAGCCTTCAAGGGTCGTCTCGAAAAGTATCATTCACAATATATCTTCCAAATGCAGCAAATGCAGAACGCCCAGATTGGCAAAATCGGGACTCAGCCCGCTGCCGTTGGTGAAATGAATACGCAACAGATGGCGCAGCAATGAACAAGCCTATGTTTAATGTAAACTTTGCCCCGCAGCAGGGGCCAGCTCCAATTGCTCCCGTAGTGGCTGAAGCTGCTCCTGCCCCAGACTTTGGAGAGAGTTTATATCTTCAACTTAAACAGCATGAGAACAGCAAACCTTATGCCTACAAAGATACAGCAGGGCATCCTACTATTGGCATTGGGTTTAACTTAGACGACAAGGACAATAAGAAGATATTATCTGGTATGGGATACAATGTTAAGGATGTTATTGCTGGCAAGGTAAGATTGACGGAGCCTGTCATCAAAGAACTGTACGATACGTCTATTGCTAAGGCTACTAAGGACGCAACAAATTGGGTTCCCAATCTTGCGGAGCAGCCAGAGAATGTCCAGAAGGCCATTATTGATATGTCCTTTAATTTAGGCGCAACTAAACTGGCAGGCTTTGTTAAGACCCGCGAAGCATTAATCAACAAAGATTATAAAGAAGCATCAAAACAGATGCTTGACAGTGATTGGGCAAAGCAAGTAGGTAAACGTGCTAAGAACCTATCTGCCCTAGTTCTTTCGGCAGCTAGTTAATTATTATGCACAAAGACATTTTATTCCTAAGCAACTTCAAACCGTTTGGTGAATTGCTCAAGCAAATCCAGAACATGAGAGAAGATGCTATTGGCTCTCTGTTAGAAGCCAAGACAGAGCATATTCAGCAAATTAGTGGGCAGATTATTGCTTTTGACAGCATCTTGCAGCTTACAGAAGCTAAAGACGTTATTAAGAAGACAGATAATCTTCCTTAATAGGGGTAGCCTTACACATGGCCTTTTCCCGGCGGCCATGCATCTCATAGCTTATTTAATTAAATAGCTTGCGGCTTACAGCTTAAAATTAAAAAGAAACAAGAAAGAAAAACAGAGTATGAGACTAAATCTAGCCCCTTGTCAAGCAAATAATGTTATTTCTTGTATTCCTCGACTGAAACTATTTTTATTCCACGGAAGCTTTCCTTCACTGAAATGATGGCTTTTTGAGCGTCTGCTGCCCAAACCGGCATTTCGCCAGAACACAATACTTCAGCATCATTTGGCAATCTATCGTTTCCAGAACGGAGATATTGACTCCATTTAATTTGATAGCGGTTCATCGTTGTGTTGTTTTTGTTCTGACATCTCCTGACATCCAATAGGGGGGATTCTCACGGCTATACTTAAAAATGCTGTGTTCTGGGATAATGAGTTCTCCCTTGTATCGCTGCATACTTTTAGCGATATAATAATGTTCTGGGGCCACCCAAGCGTTTGGGTTAGATGATTGATGATTAATAATTAGCGAGTGCATGACATAAATAAATGCCATACATTAACATAAATACGTCAAGCATCAAAAAGTGATGTTATTATCTGCCTATCGACTTCGCTGGTCGTAAACAAGCGGCACAAAACTATGTCTGATGAAGCTACTGCACCCAACGCTGGGGGTGCTGACGGTATCCCAGTGGTAAAGTCCAACATTACAATGGCAGAACTTGCACGCCATCGTATTAGCCAGAAGACCCAAGGGCAACCGCCCTCGGCTCCTACGGCTTCAGAACCCAAGTCTCAGGAGGAACCAGAGCGTAAAGTGCAGCCGACTAAGGAGAGCGGCCCCACCGAAGCAAAGGAACCAACTAAGGCAAAGGAAGTTCTTTCAAACGAAGTTGATTTAGAGAATATGTCAGAAGCGGAACTGCGCGAACTATCTGAAAAGCTAGGTTCGCGTGCCGTGGCCCGATTCGGGGAACTCACTGCTAAACGCAAACACGCCGAGGAACAGCTTGCTGCCCTTCGGAATGAGTTAAACAATCGCAATAACAGCGACCCACTCGCTTCTGAGAAATCCAAAGATAATCCCTATGCGTCTATCAAGACCCTTCCCGACCTACAGGCTAAAACCCAAGAAGTCGATGAGGTGATTGAATGGGCCGACGATGTGCTATGGAACAATGAGCATTTGGCGGCGGATGACGTAGTGGCAACAGTGAACGGTCAGGAGTTGACAAAATTGCAAGTGCGGAAAGCCCTGCGCGATGCTCAAAAAGCTCGCAAAGACTTTCTTCCCTCGCAGTTGCGTGAACTACAGGCTAGTGAACAACGTAAAGCCCTTCGCGGCCAAATGGACGTTGCTGCTAGACAGGAATTGGAATGGATGGGTGGTGAGGATAACGATGTTCGTAAGCAATATGAGATATTAAAGGGCAGCCCCCTTCTCAGAAAGGCTATGGATAGCGTCCCTGACCTAGAGCCTTACATGGAGTATATGGTGGCACACGCCGCTAATTCTATTTATGGCCGCAAGTCTATTAACATAGACAAGCCCAAAGCCTCAATCAACCCGCCTTCTTCGCCCGGTTTTTCGGCAGCTCAAACTGAGCAGCCCGAAGGTCGCCAGCAGAAGCAGGAGAGAGACATCAACGAGAGGTTCTTAAAGACTAATGCAGTGAGTGACTTCATTGCCCTCCGAACGCAACAAATTTCAAAACGTAAGTAATTATCTAACACAATGGCCTTTTCAAACACATTCGACACAACCAATCCGGGTTCTGCGGTATCAAACCGCGAAGACCTGCTTGACGTATTGACGATTCTTGCACCAGAGGAAACTCCTGTGCTGTCGTCCGCCCCTAAATCCAAAGCTTCCGCCACTTTCGTTGAGTGGACAGTAGACAGCCTTTCGGCTCCCGTCACAACGGGTGTTGCTGAAGGTGCTGACGTTACTGCCTTCACTGACAAGTTTGCTGGCCGCGCTCGCCTTGGCAACTATGTTCAAAAGTTCCGCCGTGACTTCATGGTGTCTGACCTCCAGAACGCTGTTGACTCGGTTGGCCCAGCTAAGATTGCCCAAGCGGAGGCGAAAGCCGTCCGTGAAATCAAGCGCGACATCGAAGCGACTTTGATGTCCAACAATGACCGCTCGGTCGAAGATGGTGGTAGCACCGTTTACGGTCTGCGTGGCCTTGGCGACTGGATTGACTCCGCTGGCCCAGCGGACGTTCCTGCTGCCTATCGCACACCTGCTGCGAGCATTAGTTCGTCTGGTGCGATTACAGAGACAGTGTTCAATAACCTGATTACCTCTATCTATCGCGTCACTGGCACAACAAACAGCCTCACGCTGGTTGCTGACACAGCCCTCCGTCGCGTTATCAGCGATTATGCCCGTACCTCTGGCAGCTCTGACTACTCGGTTCGTCAAGTGACGTACAATGGCGAGGTTTCGACCATCAAGCTTGCTGTCGAGATGTATGAGTCCGACCACGGCATGGTGAGCATCGTCAACATGAACCCTGACTGCGCTCCTGACACATCGAACAAAGACACTGGTTACCTCATCAATCCTGACTACTACGGGGTTGCGGAGCTTATCAGCCTTGGTTCGACCCGTCTTCCTAACCTTGGCGGCGGCGACCGTGGTTATGTTGACAGCACACTCACACTTCTGGTGAAACATCCCGGAGCGCACGGCAAAATCACAGCAATCGCTTGATAACTAAGGAACTACTACTATGCCTAAATTAACAGTAAATGAGGCCGCTTCTGGCTTCACACACATCGTATCGGTTGACTATGTTGACCTGATTGCCCAAGGCACTGGCGTTTCAAAAGCCATTGCCATTCTTCCTGCTGGTAGCTCGGTTGAGTTTGTGGGCGTCCACAAAGCAACTGCTGCTGTTGGTAGCACAAGCACAGTGTTTGATATTGGCACAACATCGGCCACACCTACAGAGTTCATCTCTAGTTTGGATGCTGATGGAATGACCACTCCTGTCTACAACACAGGCACACTGTTCGTGCAGACTGCGGGTAACACTACCATTAAGGGTGGCGCGTTGCCAGTTAAGGCCGTCTCTGCGGATACAACGGTGTATCTGAAGCTCACTGATGCCGCTGTTGCTAGCCTCACGGCTGGTAAATGGATTATCGGTATGCGCGTGCTTAACCTCGGTCAGTTCTAAGACAAGCACAAACTAGTCTTGCTATACTTGGGGCATACCTTTAAGGGTATGCCCCTTTTTAGTGCATGAACATAATTACTCAGCTACCTAGATACTCTGATGGTGAGGTAAATAGAGCGTTAATCCGCGAGATTTCAACAGGCATGGAGCTAAAGAAACAGACGGAAAGAAAGAAGGAAATTGAGGCGGCAGAACAGGCCAAACAATATAAAGACGTTAAAGCCATGAAGGGCTTAGGTCGTTGTGTGGGCGTTATCCCAGAATGGGAGTTCTTCCGTATGCAGCAGAAATACGGCCATGCCGAGATTCATTCCAAGGGCTTTATGAAGTATTTCCAGAAGGCATTTCCGCATCTATCTCCTAATAAACTATAATGCAAAGCAACACCTACACAAGTTTCTATGCAGATGTCTTGGCTCTCACAGGCAATAGCAGCTTCACCACCACTGAGCAAACGCGCATCTTGGCTAATGCGAACCGTAGGTTGTATCAGGCTTATCGTAGCTTTTCAAGTTGGCCGCGCTACATTGTGGGCGGCGAATTACGTCCAGCTACTAATGGGCTGATTAGCCGTGACGCTATTGCGGGGGCCACATACACTATTAGCACTGCAACTCGTAGTGGAAGTGTAGTGACTATCACTACAAGCGCACCCTACGCTATGTTTACGGGTGCAACGGTGACGATTGCTGGTTTGTCTGGCACGGTGGAACCAGATGGCGACTATGAGATTACAGAAGTTAGTGCTTCTGTGTTCACCTATGATTTAACTACTGGCACAGGCACAGAAACTTATACTGGCAGCGGCACAGCCGTCTATGCTGGCATTTCAACGGTGGATAGCTTCAATCGCATCTTCCGTGATAATCCTCTCAATCTTAATAGCACAGTGGAGTATGAGTTCTATGTAGATGTTGATGGGGCGCACGTTATCAATAATTTCTCCAACAATAGTTCGTTCTGGGTTAATTATTACAAAGAGTGGAGTGGCCCATACACGGCGGCATCCACAGACATTCCCTTAGAGTTCTATCGTTTTGCTGTCCATGCCACCTATGCTGACTATCTGCGCTTTGATGGGCAGATTGACAAGGCTATGGCCGAAGAAAACAATGCCCAGCAGTATCTTATGATAGAAGTAGACAAAGCAGAAAACCAACGTAACGTGAACACCTTACAACGCAGAATCTCAACCTATAATTCCCGTCAATCCCGCTAATCATGGCTAATACATTTTCAGTCAATTTATATCCGCTTCCCGCTCCCGGTGCTACGCTACAGAAACTCACTGTTAGCACAGCCCCTGTTTCCTATGCCTCTACGTTTTATGACGGCAAAGTAAAGTTTGTGCTGTTTGAAGTGCAAGCTGGTGGGGTGTATGTCACTTTTGATGGCAGTACCCCTAGCTCATCTAATGGGCATCTCTATGCTGTAAACACCCGCGAGTTCTGGAGTGCTAACAGAGCAGATGAGGCTAAATTCATCCGTGCAACAGTAGATGCCACTGTCTACGGCTCACCCTTTACTTGCTAATTTTATGGCTAACTCAAGAATTGTTAATGGCCCAATGCAAGTGTTACCCGCGCCGGGCGTGGGTGATAGAACATTAGCTGTTACGGGAACAGCTTCCAATTTTATTGTGGCGGCACTAGATGCTGACACAAGCCATGTCTATTGGAGCTTAGATGGGTGCGATATGCGCGTCACGATTGATGGCGGTGCGCCTACGGCTGGGGCTGGTCACATCTTTAAGGATGGCAACTCTGGCATTTGGAGCCGTTCATGGGCTATTGCTGCTAAGGTGATTGCGGTATCTGGCAGCGGCACAATTACAATCAGCGAACTTAACTACGCCTAATATGTCTGGAATCTTTGACCAAGTAATCAACTATTCTTCGCCCAGCTTGCTCAAAGGTACGGTGACGTACAAAGGGACATGGAGTGCGGCCACCAATACGCCTACATTAGTAAATCCGCCAGATAGCACAACTAATGGACATTATTATGTAGTGAGCGCGGCTGGCACACAGTTTAGTTTGTCGTTTAACATTGGCGATTGGATTATCAGCAATGGGTCAGCTTGGGAAAAGGTAGATAATACAGATGCTGTTTCTAGCGTATTCGGGCGCACGGGCGCGGTGGTGGCTGTTAGCTCTGACTATGCTGGTGTTGGCATTACTGGAACCACAATCACCACCCCAGTGATTGCCCAAATCAATGACGCGAATGGAAACGAGACGCTGAAGCTGACGTCGATTGCTAGCGCAGTGAACGAGGTAACGATTGAAAATGCTGCGACAGGCAACGCTGTTCACATCTTAGCCACAGGCGGCGATGCTTCGGTTGGGCTGCATTTGGCAGGCAAAGGCGCAAGCGGCTACGTCAACGTGCAGGACAGCACAGATGCCACAAAGCGCATCATGTTCAACGCTGCGGGTGGCACGACAAACACGCGCACGATGCTGAGCAGCACGCAGACAGTCGATAGAACGATTTCGTTGCCAGATGCCACAGATACGCTGGTTGGCAAGGCAACGACGGACACGCTGACAAACAAGACGCTCACAAGTCCGACGATGACTGCGCCTGTTCTCGGAACACCAGCCAGCGCAACGCTAACAA